TCGTCTAGTCAATAGAAAGGTTGCATTCGACCTACGTGAGGATGAGCTACTCAACATCGTAGCAGGTTTAGGGTCCGTAAGTGGTCTAGAGCAAACGGTTAGCTTGCAGTATGGTGATGACTTAGTCACCCAACCACGTCGCGTTCGTCTACTTGGTGCTCACCAAGAAGGTTGGCTCAACTCTCCGCTACTAGGTGGAATTGATGGAGTGCCAGCACCTGAGTCTGGAGTTGTTTTTCAGCCAGCTTGGCCTAATTTTTCAGTTCAGTTTACAGATGCTGTTGGTATTCTGCGTGGCTACAAGCCAAGCGATCTAGAACTACAGGCTGCCCTAAAGGGGATCGAGCATTGGACATACTTCAAAAAGTATCAGACTAACGCAGCGGACATTAGTCTTACGTCACCGGGTTTTGGTCAGCCAATTGATGCCGGTAGTATTGCCGCGCAACATCCTGACTTCGAAAGTCGATATGATCCAGCGCAGCCGATTGCTGCACTTGGCGGTAACGAGTCTGGTCAGATCCGTCTTATCAATAACCGCCGCGACGCTAATCAGAACTGGGTCCTTAATTTCTACAACCGTGTCCGTGACCATGCGACACGCTTCTTTGGTCGTGCCTATATCGCTTCTGGTATTCTAGTCAATGCAGCTTCGGGTGCATTCAAATTAGCCAATGCAGCATGGGGTAATGTAGAGAACCAGATGGAGGGACAAGGCATCTCAACAGGTGGTTCTAGTGGTCTCTTCGTAAACAACTATGAGATCAACCGTGACCTAAGTCCACTTTCGCCATTCAAAGGAACCGACGATAAGATTTCTGCATACTGTGTTCTTCCTTCCGGAACGGTTTATGGTCCAGAAGGCGAGGATGCACCAGCGGGATTCGGTCAATGGACCGAGGACTATAATATTGGCAACACGACTGCTGATTCAGGTCGTCGGACTCGCACCGGAGAGCACTATATTCCTATCACCTTGACGGAAGTAGGCCAGCTAACTATTGATCCACGTGACCCACTAAGGGCGTTTGAAGAATACCCAGAAGGCACACTCCTAGCTGAGATCCCTATTATTGCAGGCACTGGATCGAGTGAGAACTTTACGTTCCGCAACCTAGTAACGCTAACTGAAGACGCGCTAGAGTCATCTGGTTCTGGTATCGTAGATTTCGTTGATCCGGGTATCCTTATCGATCCATACATCAGGTTGGATGGTGTCGCGATCCCAGTAGAGTTTACTGAGAGATACGGCATGTCGTTTCCACAGGCGTGGGTAAGTGGGGAACTAGCTACACCATGTGATTCAGAGTCGATCGTCATTGATGATCAGTTTGGCCCATGGAACTTCCCACCACAAGGTCGCACAACGTCTATCCAGCTTATGGAAGATCGTGCGTTCCGTCGTCTTCAGGGACTGATTGCTCCAGCGGCTAACTCTCAGTTCTCTGCAATTGAACTAGTTGGACTTCCTAAGATTTCCTTTGACTCATTTTCCAACTCTTCACCTAACGCAAGTGGGATTATTGGTGTTCGCAACCATGGTATCACCGAGGTAAACTTCACTCTTGGAACTGCTGGTATTAGAAGCAACTATCGTATTGCTAGTTTCTTTGCTGAATTTGGCAAGGATGCACCACTTGGTGAGCGTCAGCGCTCGATCTTAAATGGCATCATCACACCAATCAACTTCGACATAGCCAGCCCCTTAGCCCCAGGCACGCGTAGCCGTGCGCGCCCCCAGCCGCCTAACATCATTGGTGCGCCACGAGGTAAGGGTGAGACCATTCGCAAGGCAACAATCAATGAAGTCAACTTTGCGCTAACATTCTCCAACACTCCAGACGCGGGAACACAAGAAAGGTATCGTGGTATAACCGCACAAGACTATACCGTTCCTGCGAAGTCTCCCGGCAGCTCTGATCCAAACTTTGAGACTGGTGCTGGTCGTGGTGGCTCCGTCTGTGTAGACGGATTCTTAAATGTCGGTGACGAAGCGCTCTATCACGTAAACGAGCTTAGGCTTCCGGGGCAGGGGCGCGAAATTCAACGTTACTGGACTGGTGGGCGTCCATTCTCTAATGGCACGGTTGTGTTTGTCAGTGGCGTAGGAACGTCTTCTAACACGTTTGATGTGGCTCTACTGGACACCGATCCTGTTCGTCGTCTCGTTAACGTTCCGCTTCTCAACGGCGCGGTTAATCTTGGAGACCTCACCACCCTTGCCTCGCAAGCAAGTAATGGAACCCCCAGAGTCCTAGAGCGCCCAGGTGCAACGCTTGAGACTCCTGGCGTATTCCTAAACCCTGGTGGTAACTCTTCAACCCCAGTGCAGGTTACGGCTATAACTAATGTGGGGACATCTGGTGCTATAGTGACAGTGCAGGGTCTTACGGATAACGGTAATCTAGATCAGAGCGCTATTCCAGAGGGCGACGTGACGCCGTTCCCAAACCCGGAGTTCATAATCGTAGGTGACAAGGGGATCTTAATGACCGCCGAGGTCTTAAGCACAAACCCCACCACTCCAGGCGATGGCTCTACAAGGGTTGGGAGCTTCTTTGTTTCGAATAGACAGAACTTCCTGAGATTTAGCTAAAAGCCAAACTTAAGAAAAGACGCACGAAACTCTCTTCTCGACACATAATTGTGTAGAGAGGAACCATGACAGCTAAGAAATATGCCAGCCCGTCTACGTCAGAAGTCGCACACGACCTGCCAAACTTCGTCGTAGAAGCCATCCTGATGAATAGGCATGGAGCGCTACCCGAAGGCGGCTGGAGAAAGGACGGTCCATTCGCGAAGGAATGGGGTCAACTGCTCACCAAGGTAAGGCGCGTGAGCAAGCTCGGTGTGGAGGTAGAGCAACTGGCATGGTTCGTCCAATTCTACAAGGTGACCGACCTGGACTATAAGGAGTTTGGCCTACTTAAGTGGAAGGTCAAGAACTACTTTAAGTGGTGTAACGTCGATAAGTTTGTAGCTTACTACACTGCTCTTCACTCAACCCTAGTAAGGGAGAGTAGTAACTACGTAGAAGAGACCTCTGGTTACAAGATGAAGACTGGTAGTAGTAATCGCAAGAAGAGCCTAAGTGACATCTTACAGGAGCTAGAGAGTGGAACAACCAACTGAGGAACCGAACGTGACAGAATCGAATGAAGGGAATAGTGACTCAAAAGAAGACAAGGTCTTTATGCGTTCACTGAAGAAGCAGTTTGAGGATACTCAGTTTCACTCTGGTGATCAGTTAGAGCTACCAATTGGTAACTCCACTGGGTCACTTAGCCTGGACATCAACCTACAGGTGCCATGCTACCAAGGTGGCATCATCGAGATCTTCAGTAACTCAGGCGCTGGTAAGACGACGCTCGTGCTGTCCATCCTGGCAGAGGCTGCAAAGAGGGGCAAGAAGGTTCTATTCATTGACCAAGAGCAGGCGCTACAGCCCACGCTGGTTGATTCGTTCCCCATACTACGAGACCCCGGAGTCCTAGAGGTTATTACAGCACCGACAGGTGAAGACGCGCTAAGGCTAGCAGAGCTTTGGGCGCTGCAATATCCTGGGTCAGTCATCGCTATTGACTCTGTAGATGCACTACTCCCAGAACAGACAGACTCTAAGGGGATCGGAGAGACCGATGTTGGAACTCTGCCTAAGCTTATGAGTGCTGGATGTCGCAAGCTACAAGCTGCGGTCGGCAGGGCTAAGAGCACGATCATCTTTCTGAACCAGCAACGCACCAACATTGGCGCATACGGCGACCCGGACACCACTAGTGGTGGTCGCGCACTCCCCTTCTATGCAGCGCAGCGAATCAAGCTGATGGACATCACTAAGGCGACTCGTATCATGGGCGAGGATGGTGACCAGATCGGGCACACTGTTCGATTCAAGATCATCAAGAATAAGGTTGCTCCACCTTTCGTGAGCGGTGAGTTTCCCCTCATCTACGGCAAGGGTATCGATATCTGTGAAGAGCTTGTGACGATGGCGGGCGACCTTGGTGTGCTTGAGAAGGACGGCAAATACTTCATGCTACCGAACGCAAAGGGTGAGCTTGTAAAGAGACCTCACAAGACCACAGTGGAGATCATGCGCGGTGACATAAACCTATTCATGTCTACTCTAAATGAACTGAAGGGACTTTACCCAGAGACATTCGGTGAGCAAGGGAGCTAAGGCACTGCTAGAGATTGTGAAACTGATCTATCCAAACCAACGGATAGAGCTAGAACATAACGTTGCTATACGCGGCGGGTTGTTCATTGACATATATCTACCTAGGTTTAAGATCGGATTTGAGTATGATGGAGAATTCCACTTCTCATATAATGAACACTTCCATGGTAGTAAAGAGAACTTCATTAAGGCGAAGCGACGCGACGCCAACAAAGACCAGCGATGCGAGGAAGAGGAAATAACTTTGATTCGAGTAGCATACAACGAAGAAATGACCAAGGACTTAGTCCTGTCTAAACTAGAGGAAGCCACTAATGGGTAATATTGCCGCTGAGTTCACGTTCATTGCAGGTCTATGCAAGAACCCAGATGTCTACTTCAACATTCAGCAGCATGTCTCAGTAGATGACTTCTCAACGAAGGCACATCAGAAGCTCTTTATCGTCCTTCAGCGTTTTTTGATGAACGCCACTGGAGATCTGACAGTTACTCGTGCGGGTCTCTTAGCGGAAGCAAGTGCCCTAGGCTTCAAGGACTTCCTTGAGGTTATGCGGGATGGAGAACTACTCGACGCTTGTTTCGAGCATGAGGCGTCTGCGGCTGATACGGGTCGATCCTTCTTGCAAGTAAAGCGTGAAACGGTGAAGGGCAGCTATCAGGGTATGCTCAAGCAACTAGGAAAGTATCTAGAGGACACTTCTGATGATACTAGCGACATGATCGGCAGGGTCGATAACTCGCTAATGACACTATCGAACAAGCTTCAGGGCGTGGTAGATGACGAGATCATTCACCTACCAGAACGAGCCCTAGAGATCATTGAGGACTTGGCGGATCACCCAGGTGAGCTTGGTGTGGATATCGGATTTCCAGTTTGGCAGCGTGCCGTCGGTGGACTTCGTAATGGTAGTGTGACGTTTGTGGCGGCTACGGCTAAGGCTGGCAAGTCTCAAATTGGGGCTCGTGCAGCAGTTGAGCTATCTCGCCACATGCCTGTGCTATACTGTGACAGTGAGCTGAATGAGATCGCACAATCAGTTCGCTCGTTTGGTATGCACGCAGAAATTAACTATGAGATCCTAGAGACTGGCTACTGGAAGTCTGATCCTTCTACTATCGTCAGAGACGGCTATGACAGGACATTTGCGACTCAGTGTCAGTTGGCTCGTCAGTTGGTTCAGGATGAGAATATCAGAGCAGAGTTTCAATCCAAGAAGCTTTACTACAAGAAGATGACGGGTATGACAGCGCGAGATATGCTGCCATTCCTACGTCGTTGGGTTATGCAACATGTCGGTCTCGATACTCAGACAAGGCAAGCACGCTGCTTGATCGTTTGGGACTATGTTAAGTTGGCTCGTATTGATGAAGTTAAGGCTATGGGTGTTGGGGCACACGATGTGCTTGGCGATACCTGCATGGCGCTTCATGACTTCGCAGAAGAGTTCAACCTACCAATCCTTGCGTTCGGTCAGACTAACCGTGCGATGGATAAAGACCTCGGTATGATTGCTGGTGCCAAGAAGATTGTTGAGCTAGTTGACTCGATCAGCCTATTCCACAAGAAGGACCCCGACGACATTGTAAAGGCTCCTAATGGCACACACGAAATGCACATCCTAGGAACACGATACGGTAAGGGCGTCAGCACTCATGTTGACATCTCAGCCGACCTGGGTATCGGCAAGTTCAAAGAGCTAGGTGTAGCTAAGTTCGCACCACCAGTATCTCAGCAGGTAGTCAAGCCCGCCGCTAGGGGCAAGGCACCATCAGTCGCTAATATACCACAAGCACCGACCCCGGGCACCCCAAAGACACAAACGCCATGACAACTTCACAGCCAATTACTGGCAAACTAAATAAGTCCAAGCTTGAGGGCATCCGTAGGCTCGCGCACAAGAACATGCGTATCATCATGAAGAAGCTCAACTTTAAGGGCTTCGACTATGGTAGTCGTTTAGTGGGTTGCTGCCCCATTCCTCATGGAGATGGCAGGAGCCCTAATGATAACGAACAGGCATTTAGCTGGGACTTCAGCAGACAGATGTGGCAGTGCTTCAGCAATCGTTGTCACGACATAAGCGGGTCTGATGTCTTCGCGCTGGTTCAGTGTGTGAAGAAGATCGGTTTCAAAGACTCACTACAGTGGATTCTAGATGCAGTCGAGAAGGACATTGACGACATTAAGGAGCTAGACAAGGATGAGTCCGACAGGATAGAAGAAGTCATTCGTAAGCGGTCTCAGTTGGTAAAGCACCAGAAGATGGAGGATGACCTAATGCGTCATCTAAAGCCCAGCTCATACTTCACGAACCGAGGCTTCTCTGAAGAGGTGGTTCAGGAGTTTGGCTGTTGGGGTGAATGGCACAAGAACGGAACGTATGGTGAGAACCGTGCAATCGTTCCAGTCTATGATCCGTTGGACGGATTCCTTATCGCATTCACATGTCGCCTACTGGACGACAACTTGGTTGAGCAGTGGCGTCCGAAGTGGTGTCATGCGCTTAACTTTGCAGACATACGTAAGAAGTCCGCTGACAGGGCAGACGAAGAGAAGTTCCACGCATCATCCGTGCTGTATAACCTGCATCGCGCAAAGGGCTTTATGGGTGAGTCTAAGACGATCATTCTGGTGGAGGGACCGGGTGACGTAATGCGTATGTGGGAAGCTGGTATCAAGAATGTGGTTGCGGTTCTGGGAACTGGATTTGGAAAGCATCACAGAACACTCCTGCATAAGATCGGTTGCAGTAGGATCATGTGTGTGTTTGACAATGATGAGCCAGGACAGAAGGCAAAGAAGAGTGTAGAAAAGACGTGTAGTGAGTATTTCACATTTGTAAACGTAGAGCTAGAGTCTGGTAAGGATCCAGGAGATCACGACCCATCACAACTTAAGCTCATCTTTAAGGAGTATGTATGATAAAGTCTAAGTGGGTAATTTTTGATATGGACAATACGCTCATTGACACTGAACCGCTTTACACCAGTGCATCTAAGAACTTTGGCGATTTCATGTCTAGTCATGGCTTCAATAAAGAACAAGTTATGAAGAAGCAGGACGAAATTGACGCTGGCTTATTCGAAGAGTTCGGATACTCTACAGATAGGTTTGCAGAGTCTTTTGAGAGAACCGCCAAGCACTTCTTTCAGTTCGGGTTCATGGATGAGGAGCGTAGCAAAGAGGTCGTAGCTCAAGTTAGGCAGTTTGCTATGGATGTGTTCGAACAGACATCGATTGAGTATGATTATGCAGCGGGCGTCGTGCGACAGTTTGCTAACTCTGGCTTCAAGGTTGCCGTAGTCACCGCTGGCGAACGCTGGGTTCAGATTAAGCGATTCGATGACCTAACAATGCGCAACCTATTCCATGACTGCTGGGTCGTTCTAAAGAAGACTAGTGATGTCTTTGAGGACTTCTGCATCAAGCATAACGTGGACAAGGAAAACTCTTGGATGATCGGAGATAGCATTAGGAGTGACATCTTGTCTTCCCATGCAGCCGGTCTAAATGCAATTCACCTTGACACCTCCAACTGGGGAAGTGTCGAGGTTGGTAAGGACCAGATGCCCGATGGTGTTATTACGGTTCCGGATCTATCATATACACCTGACATCATTTTGGGAGTCAAAAGCAATGGTTAAGTTCATCACCCTGGCGGGCAAGAAGCAAGTAGGTAAGGATTCATCTGCTCAATACATCAAGCAGTTCCTTGGGGAAGAGCGGACGCACATCGTTCACTTCGCTGACGCCCTAAAGGATGCGTGCGTTCTTATCTTTGGTATCCAACGAGAGGATATGGAGACTGAGACTGGTAAGCAAAAGCTGACTCAGGTTAAGTGGCCCGTAGGAATTGAGCGCAATGGCGCTACTCTAGGATATGAGCCATATGAACAGCACAAGGATATGGTCCCTGAAAAGTTCATGACTGTCCGAGAGGTGCTTCAGTTCGTTGGCACTGACCTATTTCGCAATCAACTAGATCCGGATATTTGGGTGCAGTCGGTCTACCGCAAGAAGTATCGTGATGATGATATTGTTGTAGTTGCCGATGCTCGCTTTCCTAATGAATGCGACTTTGCTAGGAACAATGGTATCCTCATTGGCGTTGAACGAGAGACTGGTTTGAAGTCTGACGGACATAAGTCTGAAACAGCCCTAGATGACTACGCTGGCTACAACCATGTCATTGACAATAACGGTAGCTTTGATGATCTCCGCCGCGCAGTAAGTGCAATCCTAACTGGTAACAGCCTAGTAGTATGAAAATCCCTTACGTCAGTCCATCAAGGCTCAAGAAAGCCTTAGAGTGTGAATTCCAATACTTCCTCTCGTATGAATGGGGCTGGGCAGATGCGCTATTCCAATACACCTTCTGTAGCGAATTTGGCAGTGCCGTTCACTATACGTTGGAGCAGTATGCGGAATCCAAGGGGACAGCAAGCTACGAAGAGCTTTACGCTAAGAATGTAGATGATCTACGTCCATTTAGTGACGACATGAACAAGGCACCGTCGAAGGCGCGTGCCTCTTTCTTCATTGAGAAGGACTGTGAGAACTGTCCATTTTTTAATGCGAAGAAGGCTAGTTGTAGTATCGTAGAGAAACACGTAGAACACTTCGAGGGATGCCCCAGGAAGCTCTACAAGGAAGGTCTTCAGATGGTCGAGACGGCGATCGATCGATACGGCAAATACTTTGACACTGGTGTAAAGAGCAAGGACAACCCTGGTGGTAAGGTGATTGGCATTGAGGCACCGACTAGAGAGGGCGCGCTTGCCGAGGGCGAGAATATTTCGTGGGGACCAGACGAGGATGGTAACCCCATTCTAATGAATGGCTTTATTGACTTAGTGCTTGAATATGATCCTGAGACACTGTTGGTCGTTGACTATAAGACTGGGTATTCAGTCCCACAGCATGAGAAGTTCATCGAAGACCTACAGCCAAGGATGTATTCTTTTGCAGCCAAGACTATGTATCCAGACTATAAATACTACTGGGTTCAGTTTGATTACTTCCGTAGCATCCCACTAGAGCATGCATTCACCGCCGAGGATGATGAGGTCACGCGTAGTCAAGTCACCAAGTTATACAACAAGATTAAAAAGGCTCGATCAATCAAACGCCGGGGTATGGATCACTACTGCAAGTATCTATGTAATCGTCCGCTTTGTGATAAGAAGTGGGCAGAATTACTTAATGGTATTGACGGATCAAATCCGGCAAAGAAGCCAAGAGAGCCTGAAGCAAAGTGAATGATGTTCCAGACGATCGCGCCAAGTATCTTCTTGGCCAACCAAAGGATCTCAGCGTAAGTCAAAAGTTTAGGCTTATTCTAAAGCTGTTACGTGCGGACTTCCCAGCAGTCGCACCCATCAAAGTTCGCAGGCTTACTGGCGAGATCATCAAACGGAAGATTTTCGGATGGTGCTCTTTAGTTAATAGTGACGGGCCAAAAGCCAAGAAGTATTTTCTAATCACTATCAATAAGAGTTGTTCGTGGTCTCAGCAATTTGACACTATCCTCCACGAATGGGCTCACGCCTTAACCTGGAATGAAGTAGAGCAAGGTAAGGATCATAGTGATGTCTTTGCTCGTGCATACGGAAAGCTCTACAGGGCTTACATAGAAGACTAAGTTGCAAGAAACACAGCACGATTTTGCTATGTCGACACATAATAAGGACAGGACATGAACACGTTTACAATCTACTTTGAATGCGACAACTGCACTCATATTCAATCGTTAAAGATCAAGTCCGATAAGTGCTTCTATCAGATTGAAGGTCAATATCTGGATGAGGATAAAAAGACAAAGACTGAGACGTGTGAGAAGTGCAGCTCTGCCAGCATGTCTTATCATACCTCCGGTGACGGACCCTCTGTTCTTGGCGGGACAAAGGGATATGTCAGCATGGAACGCTACCAGCAGTTGAATCCAGACAACTACAAGCGCAAGGAGGAAGAGTTGGAAACTAAGATGGCAGACAGACATCGCAAGCGCGTCCTCGACAAACTTAATAAAGAGATGGGCGGTGGAAGACGACAAGACAGACATGAAGGCTACGGCAAAGGCCAAGGCGAAGAGAGACTACGAAATGACTAAAAATAACGAAATCGTCCACCTCCACAATCACTCAAGTCACAGCTTTCTTGATGGTCAAGCCTCTATCAAGAATATGGTTGCTAGGGCAAAGGAGCTAGGGTTGGACGCCATGGCTATTACCAACCATGGTAATATCTTTGCCTGGGTAGAGTTCTTCAAGGAGTGCCAGAAGGCTGGAATCAAGCCGATCCTTGGTAGTGAGTTCTACATGACGGACGAGCACGACCTTAAGAACCGTCATGCACATCACCTAGTTGTGCTTGCGGAAAACGAGGTTGGATTGAATAACATCGTGCAGCTAACCACCCGCGCAAACGAGAACTTCTTCTACAAGCCACGTATTGACCTTAAGGACCTTGAGCGTCATAAGGAGGGGTTGATTGTCCTAACTGCGTGCATGCACGGTCCTATCTCCTACTGGTTGTTTGATAAGATGTCATGGCCAGTCCCCGGCGAAGAGTCCAAGCTTAAGGAAGCAGCTAACGTTCCAGAGGCGTATCGCTTTGCTAATGAGCTGAAGCGAATCCTAGGACCGGACAACTTGTTTCTAGAAGTCCAAGACGGTGGTATCCCAGAGCAGCTCTTGATCAACAAGAGGGTCCGTCAGATGGCGGGAGAGATGGGGTTGAAGACAGTGGCGACACAAGACGCGCACTATGTCAACCAGGACGACGCTACCGCGCATGGCTTTCTAAAGGCTATGGCGTGGGGAAAGGTTGGAGTCCCACAGGGGGAGAGTGGATTCTCCACCAACGAATTCTACATTAAAAACAGGAAGCTTGTCCTAACAGACTCTGACATTAAGCCGTCAGAGGTAGACATCACGCGAGAGATCTCAGACCGATGCAACGCAGTGCTAGATCTCAACAAGATGCGCCTGCCGACTTATCCAACAGAGGATCCGCGCCCATCTATCGAGATCCTCAGGGAGAAGCTGCGTGAAGGTTGGACCCGCCGTGACATCAAGGACCCTAAGGGTGTCTACGCTGCTCGCGTTAAACACGAACTTAAAGACATCGAGGGTGCCGGTCTAGAAGACTACTTCCTGATCGTGTCCGACATTACTGACTACTGTCGTAAGAATGATGTAATGCTTGGTCCGAGTCGCGGTTCTGCTGGTGGCTCGCTTGCTAGTTTCCTACTGGGTATCACGCAGATCGATCCGATTCAGTATGGTCTGATCTGGGAGCGATTCTACAACGCTGGTCGTAAGGGCTCCATGCCAGATATTGATACTGACGTGGAGAAAAGTCGGCGCGACGAGGTCATCGCCTATATTCGAAAGCGCTTTGGCGAACAACGAGTGGCGCAGATCGTCACCCTATCATCTCTAGGTGCCAAACAAGTCATCCGAGATGTATTTAAGGTTGCGGGTATTGACGAAAGCGTCAAGAGCCTTATCGCTGGCTTGATCCCAGCTAAGAACGAGGACCATGGTTCGATCAGTCTTAAAGAGGCTATCGCGGCAGTCCCAAAGCTGAAGGAGTATTCAGAAGATGCAAAACCATTCGATATCATCCGAGGAGGAAGAGTCATTAGAACAACGTCCTGGAAAGAGTTGTTCGACATTGCGGGTCGTCTTGAGGGGTGCTATAAAACTAGCGGAGTTCATGCTGCTGCGGTTGTTATTGCTGATGATGATTTCTGCCGTGCTGGTGTCCCCCTCGTAAAGGGCGCTAGAAAGGAAGACTTGATCTGCGGCTGGGACATGGATTCGGTTGATGCGCTTGGTCTGCTCAAGGTGGATATCTTGGGAATCGCGACACTCGACGTTCTTAAGACTGCACTCGGGCTAATCAAGCAGCGCCATGGCAAGACCTACGAGCTACTAGAACTCCCTCTAGATGACAAGAAGGTATTTCAGCTACTAGGTGATGGATACAACCAAGGTGTATTTCAACTAGAGTCTAACTTAGGTAAGTCATGGTCTAAGAAGTGTCAGCCACAGACAATTGAAGAGATCGCTGAACTTGTGGCTATCATTCGTCCTGCGTGTTTGGACACGGGGATGTCTGAGAGTTACGCGAAGATCAAGAGTGGTGAAGAGACTCCGAGCTACATTGACCCAATCCTTGAGCCTATCCTAGAGCCGACGAAGGGCATCTTGCTTTACCAGGAGCAGGTTATGGCTATCTGTCAGGCTGTTGCTGGAATGGACCTAAAGGATGCTGATGCTGTCCGAAAGGTTATTGGTAAGAAGAAGCCAGAAGAACTTCGACAGAAGAAGAAGGAGTTCATGGATGGCGCAGCAAAGAACGTAACCAAGAAGGTTGCAGAAGAGATTTGGGGCTGGATTGAGAAGCAGGCTGGCTATGGCTTTAACAAGAGTCACGCGGTTGGCTATGCTGTTATGGCTTACTGGACCGCATGGGTAAAGGCCAACTACTTCCTAGAGTTCATGACCGCCAATTTGATGCACGCCAAGGATAAGGCTAACCAACAACGAACCCCACAGGATGTTATCGCTCAGTTTGTGAATGATGGCAAGCTGAAGGATATCGATGTGGTTCCGCCACGTATTGAGACTAGCGAGATCGACTTCGCCATCGTGGGTCCAACGACTATCTCGTATGGTTTCTCTCACATCAAGGGAGTCGGAGTGTCTGCACTTAAGTCAGTTAAAGCCTGCCAGGGCGCTAAGACCTTTACCGAGTTCCTTAATCTTGCCTCTACAAGTAAGATGAATAAGCAGGTAGTCGAAGCATTCATCTGTGCTGGCGCACTAGATGGCTACGGCATCGCCAGACGCTCCATGAAGGCGCAGTATGCCCTCTGGGACGCACTGACGGATAAGGAGCGTTCCAACCTAGGCTTTTATCCCGGGGTCCTCCTAGAGCAGCTTACGGCGCTCACGGACGAGACTACGCTAGATGAGCGGAAGGAAAAGAAGATGGCGGTTCCCAATGTGAACCGCAGAGCAAAGATCAGAGTCTTGATCGACGAGTTTAACCAGGAGAGCCACAGAGACACAGTGGCTCAGCTTCTGGTATGGGAGAAGGCTTACCTCGGAGCTACGCTTTCGGGCAGCATGGCTGACCTTGAGCGGGCCATGAGTGGGGCGAAGCACACGTGTCGAGATGTAGGCACCGGCATGCCTCCGGGGACTTACGTTAATCTCTGCGTGGTCGTCGAAGAAATGAAGGAAGTGACGGTTAAGCGTGGTAAAACGCAAGGTCGTCTCATGTCGTTTATCACCTTAAGTGACTCTACATATAGTCTAGATGGCTCATGTATTTTCCCAGATCTTTATGACAAAGTCAGATTGATGGGAATTGGCGTAGGTGATGTTGTATCTGTAAATGGTAAGATGTCCGATCGAGGACTAATCGTAAATCAAATGAGGTTGTTGTAATGAGTTATATGGAATACAAGGAAGTTAAGGTCCCGGATAATGTGTGTGAAAAGCTTGAGGCTATGCGGACGGCGAATGATCCTGCTAACCCGCCGACGCTAGGTGGTGCTGGTTTTTTCGAATTCCTAAATGCACTTGCAGAGAACGAAGGCTGGAGGGCTGTGTGGGCTGGATTTAACTTTCCGTATCTAGTTTTGGAACGTAAAGTTGTTTTAGATAAGTCTGAAAAATAGCATACGAATTTAGCATCTAGACACATAATAGAGGTATGGCCAAGATCACTACTACCATTAATGGCATTCATGGAACTGTCAAGATTGTCATCGTCGATAAAGACGAGAAGCAGACAATGGACTTCCGGTGGTGTATCTTTGACGAAAATCAATCGACAGGATTTGTAACATCCTTTAGTGAAGGTCCGATTATGGTAACTGAACTTGCGGCTGAGCAATTCATCCGCACGGTTACAGCTAGCTTAGTTCGAACCTTCGAGGTCAAGCCAGGAGACCTAACGATTATCAACCACATGGGAGAGTGTCTCTCCGATGTGCAGTTTTTACCCCCAACCTTAAAAGGGAATGAGGCAGACATCACGATGTTTGTTTCTCAGCAGACGGCGCTACTCAACGTATATTCTAGATATGATGAGGTTGGTGTCCTTAATGCTGAGATCATTCAAATTGCAGAAGATGAGGGTATTGTGGATGACTTCTTGAGTCTCGTTCAAATTCGAGCCTCTGGAATCTTTTTGGCAGTTAGAAAACCAAGTCAGTAGGAAAAAAAATATGGATCAAGGATCAGCAGTTGTAGTCGGTCGCCTTTCGCGTGACCCCCAATTCTTTGGAGAGGGTGACAAGCAGCGCGCAGTGTTCTCTATCGCGTATAATCGCGGTCGTGACGAGAAGCGTAAGGCAAACTTTATCGACGCTATCGCCTGGGGCAAGCGTGCAGATATCATGCGTGACTTCACCAAGGGTATGGGCATTTTTATCACGGGTGACCTTGAACAGGATAGTTATGAGAATAAGGAAGGCGTTAAGGTAAGCCGTGTCCAGGTGAATGTGAATAGTATTACTGCGACCACAAGCACCCGTCGTTCGGACAACGAAGATGCAACCGCTAATGCTGGTGGTGGTCAAGCTAGTGGTGGTAATGATCGCTCCTCGTCGCAGGGCAGCGAGTCCGCTCCGATCCCCTTCTAGGGGGTCTAGTTGCCATGACGTTGTGTAGGATGGATCAATCTCCAGATAAGGTATATCTCAAGCATCGAGGCTTAATCAGATCTCTGATTAACTCGATCGTGGTAAATAACCCAGCAGTCGTAGATACGCAAGATCTACAACAGGCAGGTGCTCTAGCACTTGTGGTTGCGCTGAAGTCATACGATCCATCACTTGGGTCTCTCCCATCCTATATACGTAAGTGTATCCGCCACGCTCTATTAGAGCAAGCCAACTCATTCAGTAACGTATTTACGGTTGATGAGAAAGTGCGCCGTCAAGCCAATGCCGTTCATCGTATGAGGCGAGACGGAGTTGACGATGCGGAGATCATGGCTAAGCTCGGAATCAAAACCCGGGCTACTTTTCTTTCTTTACTAGGACTAGTTGAGAATCGTTCCGTTGATCCCAATCAGATTGAGGTAGTCGATGACACTTCTCCTGAAGAAGGCAGCATCTTTAAGGTGCTAGATGAGATCGGATTGACTGAACAGGAATTGAAGTTCGTCAACTTAGTAACAAGTAACTATTCGATGGATGATATCGTAACGGAGATGGCGGTGAGTCGCTCCACCTTATTCGTTATCAAAGCATCTATTCGTGACAAGATCCTGGCATGGGGCCAGGACAGCTAGACAGGATAAATAAGGAACTGCATGGGTGTCGAGAGTAAAGAAGACTACAAGAAGCGCATTCTCTTTGTCGGAGAAGCGTCTTTTCTAAACACGGGATTTTCTAATATCTACGATCAACTACTGCCTCGCCTTGCTGCGACTGGTAAGTATGAGATTGCGGAGTTCGGTTCCTATGCCAGGGATGATGATCCCCGTATCAAGGGATCTATCCGAGGCCGGTGGAAGTTCTACGGCAACCAACCAATGACTCCTGAAGAGGAGCAGGTATTCCAACAGCAGGATCCGGCTCAGCCAGGACAGAACACTAATCAGTTTGGTCGATGGAAGTTCGAGCATGTTCTTTCTGATTTTCGTCCTGATATCGTAATTGATATTCGTGACTGGTGGATGGTCGCATTCCAAGAGCGAAGCCCATTCCGCAAATACTTCAACTGGTTGGTAATGCCGACTGTTGACTCGATCCCTCAGAAGGAAGAATGGATCAACACCTATAACGGTGCTACCTATGTCATGGCATACTCCGACTTTGGTATTGACTCGCTTCGCAAGTCTTCGCCACGTCTAGAGTTACGCTCTGACCCACCGGGCAAGCCTGGGTTCATTGGTATTGATAAGATGCCCGGCAAGCTACACCCTGTGCCAATGCGTCCAGGTGTTGACCTGAAGACGTTCCATCCGCGTGACGATAAGGCTAAGGCGGAGCTGAGGCAAAAGTGGGGTCTCAAGCCTGACGTGCCAATCATCTTGCTGGTGCAGCGAAACCAAGCTCGAAAGCGTATCTCGGAAGTCATCCAGTCGTTCGCGCTTATGAAGAAGGCGTTCCCGGATGATGAGACCGTGCAGAAGTCAATTTTGCTTATGCATACTGCATGGCCAGACAACGCTATGTCAATCGACTTCCCTCGTGCTATTGCCCGCATCCAAACTGGCACTCACGGTATCCCGGTAACTCGCAAGGGAATCATTCGAGAAGTATGTTCGACATTCATGTGTCATAACACAACATGTGGTGATGTGTTTGTTGCTCCTTCAATTAACCTACGCCAAAGTCACACAATTATGTGTCCTAAGTGCGGTCAGCAATCAGCTAGAACTCCAACTACTGGAGCTGGACTTACTCGTGAGCAGCTATCCGAAGTCTACGGTATGGCTGACATTATGGTGCAGATGAGTATTGCGGAAGGCTGCGGCATGCCCGTCCAAGAAGGAAAGGCGTGCGGTATCCCAGTGCTGGTGACTGACTACGCTGCCATCTCCGAGAAGGGCAAGGTCCCTGACTATGACCACATCGACAAGAAGACTTACGATGTCAACAAGGGTGGCGAGGTAATGAAGGTCAGTCAGCTTTACGAAGAGCCCGAAACTACTTGCTGGCGTGCTGCCACGTCTATGACTGACTGCGCTCAGAAGATGGGTGACATGCTAAGTGATCATAAGCGACTTAAGACAATGAGTGTCGAAGCCCGCGAGTGTGCTGAGAAGCATTATGACTGGGATAAGAACTATAAGGAATGGGAGTTCATCCTAGACCATATCACGCCATTGGATCGTGACAAGACCTGGGATAAGCCTGTGTCTCTAGTTGAGATCGATGCGCAGCAACCTCCAGCAGATGCAACTGACGAAGCGTTCGTTGTCTGGTGCTACACAAAGGTGCTAGGTTATGCAACCGAGCATGACATTGATGAGGACGGACGACGTAACTGGATGCAGAAGCTATCTGTCGAAGTATCGCGAGGAGTCCCCGCCGAAAAGACCCGTGGCGAGATAGCTAACTTCTTCCGTCAGCAGGCTGAGGCTCAGAATCAAGTTGAGCTTATGCGTGCAGGGAAGACTAATGAACCGTCCGCGCAAGTGGGCAGTGAAGACACCGATTCGTTCGAGGCAATGATTCTATGAGCAAGATCCTGT